GGGCACCGGTGCTTGACACCAGCCGTCTATCCTTAAGTTGGATAGATTGGTTACCTACCGTGCAAATCGCACGGTTCCTGCACCCGTAAGGGGGTTTTAAGGTCAAATGAGGCGTGGTCGCTCAAGGAAGTTCAGAATACTCAATGAGTATAACTGGACGACCGTACACGAGGTTTTCGGTGGTAGGGGTGTTCTTAACACCCACACCGAAATCCCGATGAGCGTCACGGCGAGTCAGGGGACTGACTCGTACTCGAATCCTCTTTACTTTAAGGCTCGGGAGCAAATCAGGTTTCTGGAGCGCCAAGTAGCGCGTTATCCAGATAATCTTGATTATGCTCGAGTTCTTAGAGTTTTAAGGAACTGGGATCTGGGAAGCCATTTCTGGACTGCCCGCCAATCCTCCGAAATCTCATCACCTTTGATAAGATTAGGAGAGACGCGCATCAGTTCAGTTCAGGGTTTCTCATTTGTTGGTAGGTTTCTCCCGCAGCCTGTAAACCCTGTGGTTTACACGTCTACGGTTTGGCCAAAGATGCCCAATCAAGCAGCTGCAATTAATGCTGCTCGGATTGTAGGTACTGCGGCCATAAATAGAACCATACCAACGGTTCCAGTGGTGTCTCTTTCAAATGTTATCGGAGAGCTCTATCATGATGGCCTACCGGCCATCTTGGGCTCAACGATCTGGAAAGCTAAGTCTCTGAAGCAGGGCTTTAAGGCCTCTGGTTCTGAGTACTTGAACTTCCAGTTTGGGTGGAAACCTTTCGTTTCCGATCTCAAAAGCATTTGCCGTACGGCGATCAGGGCTCGAGAGCACCTGGCGAAGTACGAAAGAGAGAGCGGCCGGATTATTGGCCGTCACCTCGAGTTCCCAGTCGACCGCGACAATACGATAACTGTGACTGGTAACAGGGCATTGTACCCTGCTATCATATCCACAGCGTTTGTCGGATCGGCGTTGGCGCCTTTATCTACTCACTCTTGGAGTGATAGTAGATATTGGTTCGAAGGCACATACTCGTATTATCTTCCTCCGATGAGTTCTACACGGAGTAAGATCTTGCGGTATGCATCAGAAGCTGAAAAGCTTCTGGGCCTACAAATCACTCCTGAAGTGATTTGGAACCTAGCGCCATGGACCTGGTTGTCCGACTGGTTTGCTAACTTTGGAGATATAATCTCTAATTTTAGCGCACTAGGGAAGGACAACTGCGTGCTTAGGCGTGGGTATATCATGTGCACTACGCACAGTGGTATTACCTACACGCATCCCGGTTCTAACCTAAAAGGTTATGGTAATACCGGGTCTGTCTCACAGTCGTTTATCACGACTGGTAAGTTGAGGCAGAAAGCAAGCCCTTACGGTTTTGGCGTGACGTGGTTGGATTTCACTCCACGACAGATCGCCATCCTTGCCGCTCTCGGTATTAGTCGAGATCGGCTTTTGTAGTGCTGTCGCACCAGATGGCACTGCAGAATGATGGTCACCTACGACCTCCCACGAGGAGGCAACTTAGGGGATTCATCGCAGCATGGACCGCAATTGCGGTCCTGTACCTGTCTAGGAGACGTGTTATGGCTTTCTCTGACCCACAGACCATCACAATCAACTCTGTTGCTAATACGCTTCCGCGTACTAGCAGCGGTATTAGTTCCGGAGTCTTTACAAAAGACGACGGGACTGTTCGGTTGTCTGTCGGGCATTCCTCTGGAAAGAGGATGCAAGACAACATCCGGGTTGATTTCCAGAAGATCGCCCCGAACCCCCTGATCTCCGCGCAGAACATCATGTTTTCCATGAGTGTTAATCTGCGTGTAGATCGACCCCTAACGGGGTTTACGGTGGCTGAGGCGAAGCAGATCGTGGATGCTCTTACGAGCTACATGACTGCTACTTCTGGTGCTCGGGCTACCCAGTTACTGGGAGGCGAGAGCTAAATGCCATCGGAAGATCTCCGGACTTTCGAGGGTTTCCTCGAATTTTCCGGTACGATCACGATGGTAGGTCTGGCCATCCTAATCGGGATGGTTAATCGTCTCTTGAAGAAATTCAAGGACGACCCGTCCGGTACAAGACCGGATGAGGACGAGGAGCCATAACTAGGGACGTCTTACCTACCTTGAAAGGTGGGGGGCGTGAAAAGCCTGATGTCACTAGTGCAGGAAGTTCTCACAGATGTGGGAACTTGGTGTGGCGTAAGCACCACTAACGACTTTAAAACGGTCGTTAGTCGTGTCGAAGCGGAGGGATTATCGTTTTTAACGATATCCTTACCGTCTTATGCTTCGGACCTCCAAAAAGGCCTGGAGCATGGGAAGGTAGATCATCAACTCTTTCAGGGCTTTCGCTCTGGAAGAGGAGGTCTCCCCCTATTTTTAGGAGGTTTCCTCGATCTGGTCTTCGACCGGAAGAGCGGGCTGTTGCTCGATGTGCCTAATGTTGATGCCATCTTTGCGATACGGCAGATTTCTCTGCTGTGTTCAAAGATTAACCTCCCATGCACGCCAAAGCGTGAGAGAGCAGCATTAACTCGGTACATCGAGTGTGAGTCGGATGTTAGGAAGAGTGATGCTCTGTTAAGTCCTCAACAAGTTGAGGATTTTTCGAGAGTGTCATCTCTACTTTGGGCGTCAGTTCTCTCGGAGGTAGATCGTAAGATCTACTACGGGAATGCTGTCCCAAAGCACGGTCCTGGTGCCACCGCTGACAAGCTTCGCGGAAACGCGAAGTATCGCCAGTCTGAGTGGACTCAGCGTTTGGAAGAGTACTTTCCGGAAGGAGAGTATCTGTTTCCGAACTGGCGTCATTATGACGCCAACCGTACTAACATCCGCGAACCTGGAGCTGAGATGCCTGTTAAGGTTATCTCAGTTCCTAAAACGCTGAAAACCCCAAGGATAATCGCGGTTGAGCCTACTGCCATGCAATATGTGCAGCAAGGTATCGCCGAGATTCTCACTGAAGCGATCCGATCTGACAAGGATCATCGATCCGGTATGGATCGAATGGGTCGCATCGTCGGTTTTGATGATCAGGAGACGAATCAGTCTCTTGCTCATCAGGGGAGCCTTTTTGGCTCTCTTGCAACGCTCGATTTGAGCGATGCTTCCGATAGGGTTTCCAATCAGCATGTACGACTTCTACTACGTAATCATCCTCACTTATTAAGTGGGGTTGATGCGTGTAGAAGTCGGAAGGCTGATGTGCCTGGCTATGGCGTTCAACGCCTTGCCAAGTTCGCGTCTATGGGTTCAGCTTTGACTTTTCCCATCGAGGCAATGATATTCAGTATCATTGTTTTCATCGGGATTGAGTCAAAGCTCAACAGGCGCTTGACCAACGAATCCATACAGGCATTCGTTGGGCGCGTGCGCATCTACGGTGACGATATTATCGTCCCCGTAGAGTTCGCCGAATCCGTTGTTGACACATTACATACTTTTGGGTATGTAGTAAATGTCAGCAAGTCTTTCTGGCTTGGCAAGTTCAGAGAGTCTTGCGGTAAGGAGTTTTATGACGGTTACGACGTTTCAGTCGTCCGCATAAGACAACAACTCCCTACCCAACGGAGGGACGCTCAGGAGGTTATTTCCACTGTATCCTTACGCAACCAGTTTTATAAACGTGGTTTGTGGAAGGTTACAAAGTGGCTGGATGAACTTCTTGAGGGAATTATTCCGTTCCCTCATGTTCTTCCAGAGTCTCCTGTGTTAGGGCGCCATTCGTTCCTGGGGTATGATACGGAGCGAATGTGTCCGAAACTACATCATCCTCTTGTCAAGGGTGTTGTAGTTTCAAGCACTCCACCTAAGTCCCCACTTAGTGGAAGTGATGCCCTACTCAAGTACTTCCTTAAACGCGGCGATATGCCTTTCGCCGACAGGGAGCACTTAGAGCGTTCTGGACGTCCTCTTGCCGTCCGCATCAAGCAGAGGCTAGCGTCTGCCACATAATCGGCTTGGAAACCGATTTGGCTAGATTCTCCTTTCTCGATTCTTCCCCGATTTTCGGGGAAGGGGGATTGGACGCTAGGGGACTTACATCTTATGATGTAAGTGCTGGTTCGCCAGCTGAGGAGAGAGATTGTATCTCCTAACGGAGGTACAATGATATCTCTGGGGAGGTGCACCTTGACGTGTT